TCTCCGGAGACCTGCTGGCGTCATAAGCGGAGTAATCACCAGTACACTCCCTAATGCCATCTCCTTTAGCTAAAAACTGCCTCTCCATAACATCGGAGTCTCTATGAGGGTCGACGCCGATGAGGGTGTCACCGACTAGCCAAGTGTCAGCCAAATGTGCAGAAAACCCTGCAAAGTGGGACCTAGACAAAATTGTGTGGACGAAGGGGCTCCCAGAAATAAGCCTAGGTTTGTCAATCTTCTCTGGGTCCCGGAGCTCCGCCTTGAGCATGTCAGTGAACACATACATGGGGCTGTAGTCGTTGCACATGAGTTTAATGTCCATGTTACATTCATCGACCACCCTATTCCACTCAGGACCAGGAACGAACTTGCCCTTTGGGTCTACCTCGTAAATCTTCTTTCTGTGGGTCTTGGTGTAATTGAACGGGAACCCGGGACTGGACGTATGGTCCATGGGGTCTATACTGGTTCCCTTGACACCAACAACAGCCTCGGTAGCCGACAAAATCCTCTTGACTACATTTGGGTTTGGTCTACGATTGATGTGCCCAGAATAGACAGCACTAACCACATCCATCACCTCATAATCTATATTCTCGTCCTTTGGACCATATTTGACCCTGGCACTCCCATAATTGGATATGGTCGGATTCACAGGCACTTTGGAAGGCTGAAGAGGTCCCTTGGCGTTCCAACGCACAATATCTTGCTTGACGAATGAATTCGCCGGTGGTTTCGCTACAGCCACTACAATAGGACTTCTAACCTCAGGATCATAAGATTCATTGACATAAATCCAACCTGGGTCGACGTGCAAATCCTCAAATTCGTCAGGTTTCTCACAGCCGACTGGTGCTTCATAATAAGCCTCAAACAACATTTCCTTGGACACTCTAGTGGCCTGCCCCCAACCTCCGTTACCATGAGCATGCAAACCGACGATCTTCCCTTTGTAGAAAATTAGACTGCCACAGTCTCCTTTCTTAGTCGGAATTGGATAGGCAATACAATCGATGTTGGGGGTGGGTTTACCTACTATTTTGACTTCAGACACTATCTTGGCCAGTACCGGGTCGGGTACAACCTCTTGAAGTACGGCCGTTTCAC